CAACGCCGAACTTGCAGTCATAATATCAGAACTTAATTGAGAATAGTAAAAATCTTTAGCAAGTTTGTTCAAATTAGTTTGGAAATAATCATTCACAATTTGTCTCAGACGTGCTTCTAATTGAGTTGACGTTTCAATAGATTTCTTCTGATCAAACTTCACTGAGGAATCGATACCGATATATGTATACTCAGGGTCAACAAATTCAGGTTGAACCGAGACAACACTTCTTGGTGCGATAATATCTCTTGCGATATTATCTTTATCTTGATCAGTTATGATTGTTCCTTCTAGCGGATCGAGACAAATAAAGACCTTGCCGTAAATCGGAGGATCGTTTTGCTCTCCACCCCACACTGAAATTGAATTAATTCCAGGGAAATTTCTGCTAATCAATGATTTGTAGTCATCACTTGTTACTGCTCTGTTACGAGAAGTGTTGAACTTCGGCGCATTAAACTTAATGCTATCAATACTTTCAATCGCAGAACCGCCATACGATCTATTTACTGTTGTAACTACTTTGGTTTCGGATGGTCCGATCAAGGAATTAACCAGATTAAAGTTGGAAAGATTATTTCCGCCTTCTCCAGCACCTACGAAATATTCTACGGTAATTATGTTTCCGTAAGATAATTGTTTACCGATAATATTATCGCCGAAGACTAATTGGAATAAACCATCTGGTCCTTCTTCGACCCAAAATACATTACTGTTTCCATCAATATCAATGACTGTATCAGAATAGATGTAGTTTGTTGTTGTTAATTCAGTCGAAGAAGTTTGAACTCTTACCGTAAGAGTAGTAGTGTCTACGTTTTTATTTGGAATCGTAAATGGACCTGACAGATTAGTAGAATCCACAATAAAAGTATTTGAAACTCTAGCACCTTCGATTAGTGTCACATCTGTGAAAACAAAGGTTTTAATATTTCCGACCTGATCGGCAACTGGAACAACATAGTCTTTGTCTGGGTGGAAGTTATAGACGCCTGCTGGACTTTCGGCAGTTGCCAATCCAGTAGAGGTTAGAGTTGAGTCTTTACCCAGCGTTAGCGTTGTTCCTGAATAACCTGCTGGTGCAGTAATTTCAATATCGACGGTAGCACGTGCGGAATGCTGAGAGTTCGGAACATACCCCATGGACTTAGCAATAGAAACAACCGACGAACGCTTTAGTGCGCTATCGATAAACATTTCATTTGCAAGAAGATGGGCAAGAGTTGCGTTGTAGTGAGTGTTATATGCAAGAATATCAAGGAGAACGGACATCGCCGACCCCTCGAAATTATAGTCTGAAAATTCATCCTGACTTGCTAGATATTCTTTTAGGTTTTGTTTGATCCCAACGAAATCTAGTTCTGTTACTCTAAGTTCTGCCATTATCGCAATCTCTTTAGGAATGTTGAATATACAACTGGTTCTGGTAAACCAACTACATAAAAGTAAAGTGTAATATCATACCGATTGAGATCCTCGTTGGGAATCACCTCCACCTTATTTAGACGAACTCTTGGTTCTTGATTTGTTATCAAGATTGTAATCTGCGTCTCTAACATATTTGCGGTGATCATATCCATCGGTTCGAAAAGCATTCGATATATTGGAGATCCGAGCAAATAATTAAACGGTCTTTCGCCGTTGGCAGTAAGAAGTAATATCCTTAAAGATTGCTTTACTGCATTGACGTCATACTTCTTCGCAGCATCACCCGATCCAGGTAATGGCGTAAAAGATAGATCCAGATCTTTGTATATTCTTGCTGTTTTCATATGACTTATTTATATACCATTTAGAATTTTTTGAAGGTTCCTGGAGCAGATACTCTCTTATGATTATACATTGTAAAGTGTTCGTATCTATTACCAGAAGACTTAAATGATATGTGAATCCAGTGACCGCCAGATGGTAGATATTCTAGCAAGAGTTGATCGTACGGAACATTCTTTGCGATCCATTTAACGATCTCGAAATATTCTGCCTTAGAATGACCGTTGAATTTCATATCTGCTGCCTGACCAAGCATATGCTGCGAGGTTGTAGATCCGCCCTCTGGAATATAATCTCTAAATCCTGATGTCAGATACATCCCTGGATATTTTGCCTTGATTGGATCCAAGCAGTTAACTGCCAAACAGCGCATGTTAGCAATCATGTCTGCCTTACTAAATCCGCCGTATGCGCGAAGTTTACCCTTGACCATGACTTCTTTGAGCGTAAAGTTGTCAGAAATCTTCATACCGTAATTAATACCGTTTGAGATATTAATGTCGGGTAGTTTAGTTCCCTTCTTCGTCAGATTACATGCGCCTGCAGGAACCTTCGCACTTTCTAGGGATGCCGAATCTTCTTCGCCTGGAGTTGGTGTATCCTCAATTCCTGCTGCGTTAGGATCCGAAACACCGTCTTCGCCGTCATAATCCATGCCCTTCAGTTCGTCGGGCGAAACACCTCCACCATCAACGAACGATGGTTCGCTTGGAGTCATTGGCGATACAGGATCGGATACAACCGTAATTTCAGGAGGAGTTCCATCCGCTGCAGTTGTAGCAGAACCTGCGCTTCCAGGACTTACAGTAATTACTGCACCGTCAACATTTGTTGCTCCGCCACCCTTGACGTTCATGGTAGAACCTGCCTGAACATTCGTCTTACCCGATGCCTTGATATTAGTATTCTTACCATAAACATTTGCATTCGCATCAGACTTGATATTGATATCAGAGGTAGCATCGATATTAATCTTGCCGTTTGATAGAATATCAACACTTGTCGCAGAACCGAGACGATATGATTTCGATGTTGCCGAGTCAATATCACCAGAAACGTCCATAGAATAATCGCCATCAACGCGAGTCGCGAATGTTCCCTTGACTGCGAGATTCATATTACCGCCAACTTTCCAGTCAACGTTTCCGTGCATATCAATTGAAGTATTACCGCCAACTGTTAAATTGCAATTATTTGCAACGTAGATATTACAACTACCACCAACGTGGACGTTCGCTTTACCTTCAATAGATATTGTTCCGTTGCGATCAATTACTGTATACCCGTCGCCGATAATTTTATTGACTTGCGAACCATCTGGGCGCATTTCTTGGAATGTGCCGGATTTATGGTTAAGAGAAACACGTTCGGCATGCGGAGTGTCGTCAAACTCCATCGTATGCCCAGATTCAGATTGGAACGTGTGGTTATATGGATACTTCGCGCCATATGCAGATTTAGGTTGTGAAACGCTTTCTCCAGTTCTTCCTGCTACTGGTTTCGATCTTGTTCTTTCCGCATCATGCTGACCGTGGATGGTTTCCTGTTCGGGAACAGTTTTTACGCTGGAATTCTTACCGACTGCCAGTGGATTGACGTCACCATTGCCGCTCTCGAGATATTGCTTACGAGGATAAACATTATTAGGATCCTTGAATCCCTTGCTCGGATCTGTTGGTCTAATCTGATCATTCGTCGGTTGATTTGCGATTGTCGGTTTTGCTGCACCAATTGCTTGCGATGGAGTTAATCCTGTGTTCGCTCCAGGAATTAGTTTCTTGGGATTGAGCGCATCGTCAAGTAAGGAGTTCGCGAGACTTCCTACGTTGAAATAATCAAGGGAAGTCTTACCATCGGAACTGGTTTTTACCATTCCTCTTGCGAATTTAATGGCAGTATCGATACCTTGTCCGTTTGCAACAGACAGCAAACCTGAGATAATTTCAGGAGAACTATTAGAATCTACTACCTTTGACGAGAATAAAGATTTTAGATTGCGATCAAGCAATGAAATCATTGCATTATTTTGAGACTCTGTGTCGTTCAAGAATCCAATCGAACCACCACCCAATTCAACTGATTGTTCTCCCAGAGTATCAGTTAAAGTATCATCAATCTCATCTCTAAAATCTGATATGATTTGTAATGCAGAGGAAGAAGCAACATCCAAATCTTCGAGATCTCCTGATCTTCTGAATTGGTCGAAGGAGGCATCAATTGATCTGTTTACTGTAGAGGAACTCGATACGATCGAAGTTGCTGCAGTATTAAAGGCATTTTTTGCTGCAGAAGGGATTTTCGCTGCACTGAAAGAACTCTGAATATCCGTCGCAACTTTAGTTACTGATGTTTGTAAACTCTTCGAAAGATTGTTTACCGACTGAGTAATAGTCTTTTGCGTAACGTTGATGTCAATAGCAGTAGTTACTGTTGACTGAATAGAACTCTTAGTCGAAGAAACAAGATTGGTCGCTGACCCCAGTAAAGATTGCGCTTTACCTACTGCGCCAGATACTGCTTTATTTGCAATATCTGCTGCGCTTCCTGGTTTGGCGACCCATACTTTAGGATCTGCCAGTGCTGCAAAGTTTAAGTTATTTGCGACACTT